TAATAGCTGGTAAATGCTCTCGGCGTTGGCACGGGCCGTTACGTAGCTGGTCGAAGCGGACACAACCTGGAGCGAGGGGGTCTCGAAGACCGGGCCGGTAGTGGAGCCCAGCCCTTTGGATGGGGAGATCCCGCCCCGCTCCAGAACTACAACCGAGGTGGCCGGTGCTTTGTCCGGTATCCACGATTTCCATAGATTTGTGGCGAGCGTCAGAGTAGTCGAGTTCGCATCTATGTAGCGGGCGACCTCATCGAGGAAAGCCATCAGCCCAGTCTCCCACGGATCCCGGCCGCCAGATCGCCGGGGATTCGCCCGGCACGCTCAAAGAACGGGGTTTGGAGGTACTTGGGCCCAGTGCCCGGTTTCGACCACTGGATCTGCTCACCGCGACCCTCCTTAGCAAGCCACGAGGGCGGGGAGATAGCGGAGGGGTGTTCATGGATGGCCAGAGCGTAGGAAGCAGCAGCACCACCGAACCCCATGACCAGCTCGATGGTGTCGGGGGTGCGGACCGGATCGTCGACATACCCGGAAGCACGAAGGTTGCCTGAGTCGACCGGAACGTAGGTCTCTTTCGCATCGGTTATGACCTCGTTCCCGATCTCGGTCACCGCACCCTCAGCAGCGTCCATGATGTCGTCGATGTGGGCGGTTAGCCCGGCCAGCAGGTCGTCTTGAGTGATCGTGAACTCCAGGTCCATTACCCACCACCGACCGGACCGAAATAGAGCACCTGATGGTGGAGCCCGTCCTCGTCGGGGAACCGCTCAATCCGCACCAGATTGAGGCTGTCGGTGGTGTGTGAGAGTGTGTACCGGGCAGTCTCGGGAAGCGGGGTGGTCGAAGCGACGATCACCTCGGTGGTAGCGAACGTGTCGTACCCGTCGAGCCCGGTGACCCGGCGGTTAGTGTCCTCCGCCCTGGCGATATAAGTGATGGAGGCCGTCGAGTAGGTCGGTTCCCCATACCCGTTCGCTGAGACCCACGTTGACATGGTGAGCGTGTGCGGCATCAGCTCCTCGAACTCGGTCGACCAGGCCATCTACCGGTACTCCTCTGTTGAACTGGTCGGGTCACCCCTGAACGGGGTGAGCGCCCCAGGGTTGTCATGAATACCGCGGTAGAACGAGGGCTTCTCCCAGTCAGAGTCGTACTCGTTTGCCTGCTTGTCGGCGGAGGAGATCCCCCCGGCGTAAGCGACGAAGCTGGTAAGCGCACCCTTGTTCGCCATCCCGTCCAGTCGAGCGGCCAGGTCCTTGTACGAATCGGCCTTCTTTTCGAACCCGTTCTTCAGGGATAGGGAACCGACCGTCTTCGAGGACGCTTTCCCGGCGAACGCCTTCGAGATCCCGGTAGCGGCCAGCGCTGCGGCCCGGTACACGGACATGCTCAGCAGCATGTAGGCGATCTCCTCATCGGAGACGAGCTGATCAGATTCGTTGGTGTCCCCGATCAGGAACCGGACGGCGTCGCGGTCACTGTCCCTGGGGTCACCCGAGTAGGTCCAGTTCCCGACGACACTCATCAGAATGCTCCCAGATGAACCTTCACAGCGGTCGTACCGGTCGAGGCTCGGGTCACGTTCAGCCGGGCCTTACCGAATGCCGAGGTGGAGGTGGTGAGGATGATCGAACCGGCACCGGTCGAGGCGGTGGTCGCTGCGACCAGTCCGGTCGACCAGGCGTCCCCGAACCCACCATCGACGGTGTACGCAAACCCGGTAGTGTCGGTGACGACCCCGGTGACCAGGGTCTGGAAGATCCCCGACCCGTCGAAATCGGTGGCAAAACTACCCGTTGAGGTAGCACTGTAGACAAGGACGGTGTTACTGGACACTGGGGGCCTCCGTTAATAGTTCGCTGGTTGGTGCGGCGAGTTGACCGTTGGGGCTCGGGGCGGGTCCGTTCTGCACAGACCAGGCTCTCAGGTAGTACATGGTGTCCTCGATCGCCCCGGCGAGCTGATGGGATAGGGCCTGATGCTGGCCTATCTGACCATTCACGGCGGCCTGGCGTTCCTTCAGCTCCTTCAACCGGGATTCGAGCTTGATGCGGAAATGCCCGCCCTCGGAGTCGCCATACAGGTAGGGAGTTTTGAGCAGATCGGATTCTTTCGGGAGGACGATCTCGGTTCCGGCTCCACGGGCCCAGCCGAGGAAAAACTCGCAAGAGGGGCGCTGCCACGAGTACTCGGCGTTTGAGAGGGCATCCTGCGCCATGTCGACCCCGTACACTTCGATAGCTTTGTACTCTCCCATGATCGCATGGGCGATCATCCACGAGACGGTGTTCGTGAAATAGTCGGTACCGAAAAAGTCGAGCACCTCTTGTTTCGGGAACGGGACGGCGTTCGGGATCTCGTACCGCTCGATGTGTTGCTCCCACATGAAGATCGGGATTTTTTTCTGGGCGCGCAACCAGCCAAGATGGTCGTAATCGTGCTTCCCATGACCCAACTCGATGTCGTGAAGCTGATACCAACGGGACCAATTTTGTTCCCCAGCCACCCGGTGCAGAGCGTTCATGCCCCACAGTTCAACATCAGGGTCGTTCCAGGGTGCCTGCATCCAGGTGGGAGCAAACCCGACAATGGCGCAACGTTTCGTCGCCTTTGCGACTCCGGCCTTCTTGGGTGCTCTGGTCGTCATCTACGAATCTCCTTACACACACGTAACTACGTTGGTGTGATCATAGAAGATCTATGCCTGAGTTAGGTGCCGAACGTTACGATCGGGCTCGTCGAGTTGTAATTGACCAGCGCCCACGAGGTACTGGTCACACCCAGGAACTCCAGGACTTGCGGCTTACCCTGGTCGGCAACCTTCGTGGAGTTGGCAATAACCGTCATCCCTGTCGATCCGTACAGGTTCGCTCCGGTTTGCAGCGTCACGTCCTTCGTTGAAGCGCCAGGAACGCTCAGGAGCACCGTTTTGCGGGCACCGACTTCTAGTGGCACGCTCAGGGCGTAGGCAAGGTTGGCGGCCGTGCCCTCACCAGTCGTCACGGTGATAGTGGTTACTCCGTACCCGGTTAAAGCGGTACCCGTTGAGTCGCCGGTCAGGGCCTGGAACGTGTCATACTTTCCAGCCTTGTCGATGACCCTATGCCAGTTCTTTTGGACAGCCATTAGGTTTCATCCTCCTCGGATTCTGGGGCAGGCTCGTCCTCGACGATGACCTGCGGGGCGGCGGACTTCTTCGACTTGCGCTGCAGTTCGGTCAAGATACCAATCCGCAGGTACGAGCCGAGACGGTAAGGGGGAACCTCGTCCTCCCTTACCGTCTCCCCGGCCCGAACGGTCCGTCCAGGTAGACGCAGCAAGCGTGTAGCCCGGTAGGTCATGGTCAGTCGACGCAACCCGAGAAGAAGTACCCGAGGTCAGCGGACACGACCTTCTGGTCGTAGGCGATCTCACCTTCGATACGGTCCGAGGCGTTCCTCTCCAGACGGAACCGCTTGATACGGATACCGGTGGCACCCGAGCCGAGCAGGCCCTTCCAGGTGAACGTGTAACCGGCGGCCGGAGTGTTCAGCCCAGCCCTGGCAGGCGAGTGCACGAAGAGCGCATTCTTGCCAAAGTTGAAGCTGTAGCTGGCCGTCTCACCCTCAGCGGACGTGTTCGCTACCGACCAGGCGATCAACACTTGGTCGATCCCCAGCATCGTGGCGAGCAGGTCCGTTCCGACGATTCCCTTTTGGGAGTACTTGATCCGGTCGAGGAAGTCGGGGTGGTCCTGCAGCTTATTCCAGACGTGCGGTGAAAGGATCAGCTTGTTGGGCTTCAGGGCCGTCGACTCGGCCATCGTGATGACGGCCGTCCGCATGTCACCGATCGGGTCGGAACCTGCGTAGTCGTCCCACTTCGTGAAGTTGGTGCCGCCGGTCACGTCCGTCGTCCATACCCCGGTCGTGAAGAAGTTCGAGACCCACGCCTGCTCCATTTGCTGGAGGAGGTGCTGGGTGACGAACTCGGTGGCGTCGCGCTCCAGGTTGATCTGGGAGTCGGCGTTCGCACGGGTCTGGTCATCGAGGTCACGGTGGACTGCGTAGACGTGAGTCAGGTAGTCACTCGTTGAGACCTCGTAACCGCTCCCGGCCGACTCAGCGCCAGGGCCTCGGAGCTGAGCGTCCGACTTGAACCAGTAGGACCGGTCGTAGATGAAATACTTGTCGCTTCGGTACTGGACCGGCACCGCCGGGAAAACCTTGTTCGCAATGAACATGTCCCGGTCCTGGCTGAACTTCACCGACAGGTCGGTGAGCGCCCGGTCCACATGGATAGCACCGTATTCGGGCTGTGGCATGTGATGCCTCCTTGGTCTGTGCTCAGACGCTCAGAGGCGTTCGGGCTCTCGCTTGCTGCTTGGTTGTCAGTTAGTTCTAGGTGGTGCCGATCGGGGAGATGTCGAGCGTCAAGATACGCCCGGTCGAACCGGACGAACCAGCGACGATACGACCGATCGTGTACGCACCGCCCGTGGTCGCCTGGACCATACCGACGGTGCTGCAAGCCACGAGTTCTCCGGCCGACACGGTTGAGCCGTGTGCCTGAACCTTGGACATGCCGTTGATCATGATCGTGGCGGCCTCGCCCTCGACTCGTGGCTTGTTCTGCATCACTCCGAAGACGGTCTGGCCGAGACTGCCAAGCGTGGCCTCACCAGCGGTGCTGATCGACACCAGCCGGTACTGGTAGTTGACGGCGGTCGTGGACAGGACGGTGGTGCTCGCAGGGAGCGTCACCATCTGGCCTGGGATTTCGTATGCCATTAATGCCTCCTATCGCTGGGATCTTCAGCCCCGGCGCTCTGTCTGATATTCGTCGTACAGGTCGGGGTTCTGCTCCCACACCGTGGCGCGGGCGACCTCGACCGACGGGGAGGTCCCGGCTTCGACCATCGACTTGGCGATCGTGGTGGCCTTCTCCCAGGCTCCGCTGTTGTCGCCGGGCAGACTGTGACCGGCCTCCTTGAACAAGTCACCGGTCATGATCCGACCCGAAGCGGTAGAGAGGGCCTTCTCGATAGCCTCTGCCAGTTCGGGGGAGATCTCGGCGACCTCACGGAGCTGACGACCGAACACTTCAGGGGCCTCGACCACACCGTCGAAGGACCGGACCTTCTCAATGTAAACAGCATCGGCCTGGGCCTGGGCATCCTCGGCAGCTTTCTTCTCGATCTCGGCGAGCCTCTCGGCATCGGCCCGGACCTTCTCGGCTACCTCGGGCGGCAGCTCAGCGAGCGCCTTATCGAACTCGATTTTCTCCGGGTCCTCGTCGGCGTACACGAAGTCTTCGAGAGCCTTGGAGAGTTCCGTTACCTGGCCTTCGAGCTGCTTGATGTACTCGACAGTCTCGTCAGGGACCTCAACAGGGAGGTTTTCGTCTTGCGCCATACCAGCCTCCTTGGGGGTGGTATCGGCGCTCTTGGCGCTCACTGCTTTACGTAGTGATGTGATTACGTCTTCTGGGAGCATATCACGGAGGTCTTCACCGGTTGCGGTTTCGATGAAGACACCGGAATCGATCAAGCCATCGACAACAGTGTCGAGTACGTCATCGACCCGCTTTTCGATCTGTTCCGCTGAGAAGTAGAAGTTGAAGACTTTACCCCCAGCAGCAGACTCCACAGAGAGAGGCGGCTCCGCACCAGGGGGCCCACCCATCGAGGGTTTACCCACACCAAGGGAACCACTCACTGGGGGTTTCAGACCGCCAGCACCCAGACCGCCCGGAGCCCCAGCTTTCTGCTCGGCCATCTGGGCAAGCCGGGAGGTCTTGTCCGCACCTGGCGGGGGCATGCCCGGCATCCCGGCGGGGCGTCCTGGGAGCCCGGCTTGGGCGGGGGGCTGACCCAGGGCACCAGCCGCCGGGGGCTTCGGCTTCTGAGCGAACGGGTTAGGGGCAGGGGCCGTCACCCCGTCTGGTCGCTGAACCGGCTTCTGTTGGGGAGAGCCGGGAAGCCCGCCACTAGGGGGTTTCTTCTCTGCACCGGGCAGGGTCTTCGGGTCCTGGCCGGGCGGGAACTTGGGGGCCGGTTTCGGAGCGGTCTTGTCCTCCGGGCCGGAAGGGGCCTGGGACTCCTCGTCCTCCTCCATCCACGGCGGCTTCTTCTTCTTCTCGGCCGCCTTCGCAGCGGCCTTAGCGATCAGGTCGTTCATGGCGGCCAACTCCTCGGTTGGGGTCTTCTTGCGCTTTTTCTTCGGAGGGACGGACGTTTGGTGGACTTCGCTGAGGTCGGGTGAGTTCTTGAAGAACACGATGTCGGCGTGCTGGTTCGCTCCCCGGTCTACGTGATCGACCCGGTCGATCTCCAGGTTGCGGAGCTTGTAACGCTTCTTCTTGGTGGTCTCGTCTGACATCACGCTCTCCGCTGGTAGTGCCCCTCGTACAGTTTCTCTTTGAGGGCCATGTACTCGTTGCCGAGACGGTCGTAGGTGGCTTTGGCCTGGGCGAGGCTCTCCTCGGCGTCGGTGACCAGACCCTTACGGAGGGAGAGAGTGTCGTGGCTGCGAGCGGAACGGAGTCGACGCTCGAAGTACTGGACCTGTTCGTGAGCGAGCCGGGCCGCCGACAGGGCGGACTGCACAGCCTCAGGGGTGACGGCAGGGGGAGGTGGGGCGGTCTTGCGGGGAGCAGCGGGCTTCTTCTTGGTGGTCGGCTTCTTCGCTGCCGAGGTGGTTTTCTTGGTGTCGGCCATAGGAGCCTCCGGTGTTAATCCGGCGCTCCCGGCGCTCGCTTGGTTTCGAGTGTATCAGGTACCGTTACGGGCCATAAGGTTCTAGCTGGGCCTTGCCCTGGATCGAGAACATCTTCCACTTGCCGGACTTGACCTTGGCGAACTCGGTCGGGGGGATCCTGAACCCCACCCACCAGCCCTGCGGGAGGGTGCCGTCGGGGATCCCGAGAGCCTTCATCTTCTCGGGGGTGGCGACGAACGACTCGACCATGTCGCCCCACGGCCCGGTCTTGTGCATCCCGCCCGACTTGCGGAAGTTCACGGCGAAGTCGTAGGCGGCGGCTTCGAGGTCGTCGATGTCGATCGTGTGACCCTGGAGGTCGGAGACCTGGGTGCCGTCCTTGGTGAACGAGATGTTCGCCCAGCCGAACACGAGGTTCTGGTCGGTGTCGGTGTGGTCGACGGTGACGGTGGGAGCGAACCCGGCTTTGGCGATACGGACAGCGGGGGAGGACTTCTCGATATTGCGGTTGTGGTAGGTGATCCCCCTACCCCCAATCACTCGTTCACGAGGAAGGAACGTAGGTGTGCCACGAGTTTTCCACCGGGAACGAGTCAGGGAATACCCGAATATACCCTTCTCTGATTCTTTGACATCGGTCAAAGTAGTAGTAGTGATTTTCCCTCCAAGCGTGAGATACCGGATATTTACGAGGCGGTCATGGTGAATGGTTTTCTCGGATTCCCCTGATTCAGATTGGCCTTCACCGGCGTGGACACTCTGATCAGTACCAGTGCCGGGGTGGATCGGGGCGGCATGCTTGCGGATCTTCTGCACCGCTGCGGCCTGGCGGATCAGGGCGACGACCTCAGCGTCGGTTGCTTCCTTGGGGATGGTGAACCTCATGACGCCTCCAGGTACAGGGTCTCGCCCCGCTCAATATCGTAGATGGCTAACTGGCCGGACTGAGCCCCGATCGCCGCTGCCTCATCGTAGGTGTCCGTGACGACCGACACGTCCAGGTAGGCGTCGTACCCGCCGGAGTCGTTCGGTTCGACCCAGCCACCCCAGTTGGTGTCTGCCCGCCCGAGCGCCTCAGCGTGCTGCTTGCGGTACTGGCGGACCCACCCTTCGGTGACCCGCTCGATCTCGATCTTCGCCTCATGGCCGGGGAGGGCGACAGCGAACCCGGTGGTCGGTTCGGTGCCGGTCGGGTAGTGGCGGGTGAACCCTTCGTTCGGCTCGTCGACGGAGGTGGCGATCTGGCGGGCGGAGAGGCCGCGGGCCCAGTTCCCGTGGTCCTTCTGGTCATGGGACCCCTGGGCGTGCTTCTCGACCTCGTCGATCGCACCCTGCAACTGCCGGTTCGCCTCCGCCACCTCGGGGGTATCGCCCCGCAGTACCTTCGCCCGCTGAGCGGCCTGACCGGCGGTGGCCTGCTCGTACACCTCTCCGCCCATTCCGGCCAGCTCCACAGCAAGGACCGAGGACGGTCCCCAGGCACCATCGACCCGGAGCACCTCGACGGACAGGTCGGGTCGAACCCGGTAGAACGTGTCCCCGGTCGGATCGGTTTTGACGTAGTAGCTCACGGCTATCCCCTTGGCTTTCCCCACATATGCGTAATTTGTCCCGAACACGGTCTCCGCTCCGGGCGGGACGAACGAACGGTCGGCGTTCCAGAGCTGGAAGATCTGCTGCTGTAGCTCCTGAACCTGCTCGGGTGGGGTGTTCGGGGAGCGGGCAATCTGGTAGAGCTGGTGGGAGCGGTCCTTAATCGCTGCCGACTCGGGTGTGTGGAACTGCATCTCGAAGACGGCGTCCCCATTCGTGAACTTGGCGTTGATCCCGTCGTACCCATCACCGGGGGACCAGGCGTTCTTCGCTTTGAGCGTCGTCCAGCCCTGCGAGGTGAGCGCATCGACGGTCGCCTGAACACCCATCCCGTAGCTGTCTGCCGGGAACATGAGCGTGTACCGGTTCAGGTCGGTGATCTGGGCGGCGGCCTCAGCGTTCGAGGGGACCGGTTTGCCCTCCTCGGCGTGCTCCCGCTGGATGCGGGGGATCTTCTCGCGGATCGACGACTCGAACTTGACCCGCTGGTCAAAGTGCTGGAACTCACCGCCGGTCCGGGCAGCGACCTCGGTGAGGATCGGGGTTATCGCCTGCTCCTGGGCGAGGGCGATCTGGAAGCGCTCCTGGGCGAGGGCGACGATCTCGGGGTTGTCGTCGATACCAGGCCGGAACTCGGTGGCGAGTCGCTGGGAGTTGTAGTCGAGGAGCTGGTAGGCGTTGACCTCAGGGGAAGGAGGGGGCGGTTGAGCCGTCGGAGTTGAGGGTAAGGACTCCCGCCCTCGCTCCTTCCCTTGACCTGTGGTGGTGCCATCGGCCCAGTTGCCGTGGTCCTCCTCGTTGTGGGTGTTGACGCCGTGCTTTTCTATGTGCCAAGTATCCCTGTCTTCTGCCTGACTCCCCATCAGTTGTTGGGCTTCCCCCCAATCCTCCGTGACAATGACAGGTATATTGGATACGTCAGCTCTCGTCGCAGCCCACACCCTATGGTGACCAGTCGCAAGCGTGAGCCTTCCGTCTGGAAAACGAAACACAACCACTGGCGATTGAACACCTTTTCGGCCTATATCCTCTACGAGTGCTTGGAGCCGGGGTTCTGCCCGAGCTTCACTATCCATTAGATCAAAAGCACTTTCCCAGTTTTGGTAATCTCCGGGAATAGTTGTCAGCAACTGATCTCTCGTCCAAACCCCGTCCACCTCTGAACCATCAGCCCAGTTCCCGTGGTCTTCCTCATCATGGGAACCGTCTCCGTGCTTGCTTATTGAAGTAGGTAACCCCAATTTGGTTGCATGCGCCATAACGTGATCCTTGAGGCGTTTCCCATAAGCATTCCAAACAGGGTCTTCCCAATCTTCAAGGAAATTGGGATACATAAGAGAAAAAGCCCAAACATCAGAGATGGTTTCCTCGGCGTTCTGTCCGAACCCGCCATTCTCTTTAGTCCCGCCCCAAGTAAGAGAATATAGGGTGCGAACCGATGGCGGCTGCCCATCACCAAAGGGAGCGAGTAACTCAATCCACTCTTGATCGCTCCCCAGAACAGATGTAGCAACATCATGGCCGACCTCGTGATAGAGGGTTAAACGACGTGTCTCTTCATTGAAATGCGGTTCAAGGAAGTTAGGCCAGATAGCGATCCTGTCTCCAGCGTTGTGAGCAGCCACGGGCCGGTCTGACCCTTCGTAGTACTCCCAGCCTGGTGTGGTTTCAAACTGCTCCTTGGTCCAGGTCCAAGGCTTTGTTTTTTCCCAATTAGCAACATCTGTGACATACCCAGCATCACGACCAAACTGGGGACGCTTGGTCCGTACCTCAGTTCGCTCCCCACCGTCACCTTTATCGTCGGCCCAATTGCCGTGAGGTTCCTGGGTGCTTCCCGTCCCTGGGTGTATCGGCGCAGCATGCTTCCTCACCCAGGTGGCCGGTACCGTCACCACCTTCCCGGTCCCGTCGAGCATCACCTCGGCCTGCCCGTTGCTGTGGGCGATCAACTCCCCGGTAGCGGTGTGCCCGTCCAGGTCGACGGCGACCTTGCCGAACGTGGACCGCTCCGACTTGGTGTCCCCGAACCGGGGGACCGGCTTGGAATATTTGCGTTTCCGTTTCAGGTTGCGGATCTGTTCGGCCCGGCGGCGGCGCGGGGAGGAGTACTCGCCGGAGAGGACACCTTTCTCAACTTGGTCGATCGCCTGGTTGAGGGTGCGGTCCGCCTGGGCGATCAGCGGTGCAGTAGCAGCGTCTTTCCACTTCGCAACGTACTCGTCGACGGTGCCATTCTCAATGGCCTGAAACAGCTCTTCGTCGTCGTCGTCGTAGAAGGTTGCTTCGACATCCTCATCGAGTGCGTAGGGCTTCAGTATTCCAAGGATCATTTCTTGGGCGCTTTCGTCATCTCAACCGTACTGCCATCAGCATGGGTGAAGGTGGTGGAAATGTCGTTGCCGAGACCCCGTTTGAACTCCGCCCAAACTACCTCTTGGAGGTGGAGAGGTATCACACTATTTCGGGTAGCTACCCGGTCGTAGCCGTCCTTGATAACAGCTCGGAGACCTACCCCAACCCCCTGGAATGTAGCGCCACCAACGATACTGGTCAGGTCACCGTACCCTCGCCCCCCGAGCGCAGCGTCGATCGCCCAAATATCCATGGTGGAGTCACGACGACCGAACTGGTCGGTGGGGTCGGCAATGTTGTTCGAGAACGACCGGGTTTTGACCCCGTTGAGAACATCACTGATCGGAAGGTCACCCTGGAGGAGAGAGAGAGCTTTCGCATAGTTGTTGTAACCGGAACCGGTCTGGTATCCGGGGGCGAGTTTCGACCCGACCTTGAGAACCTCTTTGCGGTAATTGTGGGCGACGATCGCACCGGCATAATCGGGGATGTCGTTGAGGGTGACCGGACCCTGGTCGTGCAGTTCGAGGGCACCCTGAAGATCGGCAAGCCTGGCCTCATGTCCAGCGTTCCAGCGGCGGGAATTCGGATCAGAGCCTTCAGGGCCATGTAGAACCTTTTTGGCTTCCAGCTCAGCGGCTTTCGCTGTGAGAATATCGGCCCAACGGGAAGTGATCTGCGGGTTGTCGTGGACGGCCTGGGCGAGGTCGAGAGTGAACTCCAGGTTTCGCCAAGCGTCAAGACGCGGAGAGATAGTGGCGGCAGTAGCGGTGAGGGTGGGGAGGTCGAACCCGGCAGCCCCTTCGGTGAAAGCTCGATTCCAGAGGGAGTAGAAGCGATCTAGCTCGGCGAGAGAGTCGCCTGCCCCTGGTCGGAACCGCCACCGCCCGTCTTCTATCTCGGCGAGTGAATCGATACGGGCCGACACTTCGGTAACCCACTCGGGGGTACCGTCTACCCACGGACGGGTGGTGAGGTTCTCCTGGGCAGAGAGAAGAGGCTGCATCCAGGACGGCGGTTCACCCGCCACCCATTCCCCAGTGGCCCCGGCCTCGTTCATCTGCTGGTAACGGAGTAGAGCTGACTGATAGATCCGATCGATATTCGGGTCGATAGCTTCCGAGTCGAGGCCGTAGCGCTCGAACAGGGTGTTGACCTGCTCAGCATAGGCAGCGCCGTCCTCGGTTCCAAGAGCAAGGAACGCCTCATGGGAAAGGGGGACTTCGTTGCCCGCAGCATCGTGGAGGTACACGTCTTCGGCGACCAGCCCGGACTGTTCAGTAACGTGAAGAAGCTCAGTGCCGGTGCTTGTAACCTGACCGGTGCCACCCTTCGGGTGGGCTATAGCCCGGCTGCCCTGTCCACTGCCGGGAGCGTGAACCTCCTGACCAGTGCCGGTGTCGTGGGTGTCGGACCCGTCGGAACCGGGGTGTTTGAGGATCGGGTGCCGGGTGTCAGTACGGACGATGCTCATGGTGAGACGATACCCCAGCGGTGGTGAGCATCCTTGTCAACCTTCATCTTGATGGTGATACCGGGAAGGTCACGGGCGAACTCGACGATCTGCTGATGCTCGTCAGGGGTGGGGGTCCGTTGGATCTTTGTCTCCCCTACACGACCACCATACGAGAACTTTGTCCCGTCGTCCAAGGTTCGGGAGATAGTCCATATGCCAGGGTTGAGCTTATCGGGACCGGACTCTTCGACCTTCCAGTTCCTCCGCCCGTGAGTGGTCACCCGGTCGCCGACCTTGATCTCCTCGATCAGGGAATGAAGCAGTGACTCCTTGAACTCCTCGATCTTCTTCCACGAAGCGTTAGCTTTCCTGGTGAGCTTCTTCCCTTTCCCCCTACACCCGTAGCACATCGTCCCATCGATCTGGTTAAACGAGTACTGACCGGAACCGCCGCACCGGGAGCAGTCCTCACGGTCGTAAGAGACGTACTCTTTGCTGTACTCCCCGCCACTGTGGACGGTCTGGTCGGAGCCGGTGCCGGGATGGATGGGTGCAGCGTGTTTCTCCATGCCCACAGTATCGTCGCCCGGCGACGGGGTGTCAAGCTCGTTGGGACCGTCCAACGCCTCCTCCGAAACCTCGAAGTCAAGCTCGGGGACATCGCCGCCCCACTCGATGTCATCACCCAGGGCGACCGAGATCAGCAGGAACGCCGAGGCCGGGTCGGCGAGATCGGGGTAGAACTTCGGTCCGGTCACCGGGCCGACCTTCAGGTCTTCGAGGACATGGAGGGTCTCAGTGTCGAGGACCGCCTTGACCAGATCGAGGTCGCCGTGGAGGCCGGTCCGAGACCAGGTGAGCGTGCCGTTGCGGGTGGTGGCCGTGAACATTACTTGCTCCCTGCTACGGCGAGGAGACCGAGGATGAACTCGCGGAAATCGGGGGACATAGCCTTGGGGTGGTCCTTGAACCCGGCGAGCGGCTTGTTGTTCCGTCCGGTCGGCCGCTCAGCGCCCCGCTTCGTGACCGAGGTTTCGAAGAACACGTTGGAGAGTCCCATCGATAGCAGCTCGTACGCTTCCTCGACCGAACCCCGCCCATTGTACGTTTTCCCCATGTAGGCGTGGGTGAACTCGTCGGGTCGGGACACTTCCCCTGACCGGTAACCGTGGCCGGGGAACAAGGTCGAGAGTTTCACCTGAGCGTCGGAGGCATCGTTCGTGCGGGAATCGTAGTAGGCACGTTCGAGGAGCCGGACCTCAGCGATAGCGTGCTCGGTCCGGTGCCCGAGTTCGTGGAGGACCGTATCATGGTCGTCGGTGCGGATCCGCTGGTTGCGGGGCGAGTACTCGCCGCGAGCGTTCGATTTGACCGCCGAGAGCTTCCCGAGATCGTTGGAGGCGTCGATCCAGTCGGCGGGCAGCCAGTCCTGCACGTCGGTGACCATCTGCGCCCCGGCGGAGCGGGAGACAAGGTTGTACTCGCCGCCCATGTCCCGGTACTCGGAGAGGACCTCGAT